TAGCATCTGAAAAATTTGCACCCCCTGTATTACTTATTTTATTTGCTCCGTAAACCCAACCTGTTCCTAAAGTCCATCTATCATTAGGGTCAACTTGTTTTACTGATACGTTGTCTATCTTGCCTGTAAAACCTCCACCTGAACTTATGCCTTTGAATCTTAAAACTGTTGCATTGTTTGTTGCTACTGCATAATAAGTATAACTTCCGTTTGCATTAATAGTAGCCAAATCTTGTGTGCTACCACCACCTCCTAATTGTGCTTTTAAGTTGCCTGTTATATAATCACTTATAGTAAATATTATTTTATATGTTTTACCTGATGTTAAAGCACCACCTGTGTAAAATTGTTGTATATGTCTATTGGAAGCAAGTTTAGCAACAGCTTTACCATCATTTATACTCCAACTTGTTTGTTTTGTCCAATCACTATCCGTTGCAAAATCTCCGTTTACTATTAACTCGCTACCTAATTCACTAAAGTTTCCGTTTTGTACTAACTCACTTGAGAAATATCCTACTTCTTCTATTAAGCCATCTCGGTTAATTCTTGTTGCGCCTGTTGATCTATCGAATTGGAAGTCGCCTTTACCATTATTAGGTAAAACTGAATGTAGCTTAGAATCGCTTACAGCACTTGGTATTTGTAATAAACTTGGTATCATAATATATAATTGTTTATATCGGATTCTACATTGTATTCTTCTGCTAAACCTAAATAGCTTAATCTATTGTAATAATTCATATATAGTTCGTGGTTGTTGTAGCCTGTTAGTTTCTCTAATTCTAAGTCAGTAAGAGCTTCTTTAAATACCATTACACTTTTTACATCTGCATAAAAGTCTAAAGTTGCATTACCTTTATCAAATGCTAAATTATTTAAAGTGTTTGCAGAAAAAACAACTCCACTTGTATCGGTTGCTATTTGTGCGCCATCTACAAACATACTAAAGTCGTTTGCTTTATATTTTACAGCAACTTTGTGATATTCTAATACTGTTGCAAAAGTTTGACTAAAAAGAGCAGATGATGCGCCTGATACGTTTATATGAGCATTAATTTCATTTGTTGTTGAGTCGTAGTATATTTCTACTTTATTAGCAGCAGTTCCATCATTAATTGAAAAATGCCTTGATGTTCCATCATTAGCTAATGCCTTTATTTCTGCATAAAGCACTCCCTCTGTAGAGTTTATTAAGTCGCTGTTTCCTGCATTAGTTGCTGAATCTTGCGACCTTGTAACTGCACTTCCTGAAGTGTGTATTAGAGATGTTGCATAGCTTCCCTCTTCTAATTGTGCGCCATAAATGAATATACCTGTTCCATTTCCTGTCTTATTTGGAGAAGCATTGTCTGCATCGACTAAAGCTACTTGTATTCTTTCTGTAGTTGCTGAAGCATTAGGGGTGTTAGTAACAGAACAACGATACCATCCATTTGGATATGCTACCATTCTTGCAGTTACTCCAGATTTTACTGTTCCAATAACACCATTGTCTAAGTCAAAATACGCACCATTATTAGTTATGCCGTCATAGTGTTGTAAATACATCCAATTACCTGTGTCTTTTTTTGCAAAAATACTTCTTGTCCAAGTTTTACCTGCTGTAATAGTTATTGTGCTAAATCTTGATTGATAAAGACTTGTGAGTGTTTGTGAAATTTTATCAGCATTTTGTAAGTTTTCAGGAGATGTAGTTACATTAGAAGTAATTGGAGGAGAACCTGATCCTAATGCGTTGTTTAGTTCTGTACTAAAAACTTGTAGGTTTGTTCTGCTTGGTTCAAGCAAGATACTCGGCTCTCCGTTTGTGTAATCTATTCTTGGTATGTCTAATCTGTCTGTTGTTTTTAGATAGTCTTTTGGTTGGTCGCCTTTTACTAATTGTCCACCCCACATAAAAACTTTATCAGAAGTAGTAGTCGTTTGTGATATTCTACCATAAGTACCATAAGTAGGTGTCGCACCTGTAGATTTATTGAATTCATAGTTCATAGCATTACCTGCTGATGAAGTTAAAGAAGCTGTAATTTTTATTCTATACCAACCATTACCTGCTGATTCAATAGAAGCATTTGTATTACTTGCAGATATATTTTTTGTATCAGTTACAATTCCATTAATTATATCAAATATTGCTGCGAAATATTGTGATGTTCCATAATTTATAAAAGCTAATTTTACATATTGAAAAGAGTTATATTTAACAAATAAACTATATGAATGCGCAAGACCACTTGCAAATGTTGTGTTAGGGTTTATTCTTAAAAATTGATTATCCCCTGTATAACTGTTTAATGTATATAAACTACAACCACCTGCGCCATCAGGACTAATAGTATTATCACTTGTAACAGTCGCATTATTTTTAGTCCAACTGCTATTAGTAAAATCTTGCGAATAATCAACTAAATTATAAGGCACATCTTCTATTAAATAATCTTCATTGACTCTTGTTCCTGTTGAGTTTCTGTCAAAGTCAAAGTCGGCTTGTATTATTTCTTTTACGCTTACATTGTCGATAGAGCCATCAAAACCTCCTATTGCTCTAAAATAAACTGATGTGCCTGATGTGTCTGTTGTTAAATCAAAACTAAAATCATTATTACTATCAACTGTTACATCTACTACTGCTGAATTACCAAGTCTTAATTGTAAAGTGCCTGTCGTTCTGTCTAAAACTGTAAATAAAACTCTATACAATGTGCTTGGTTGTACTACGTTAGTTTGATTTAATGCTGCATCTGCACCACCATCAAAAGATGCTTTACCATTTGCTATAGACCAACCTGTACCTTTAGTCCAATTAGAATCAGTATCAAATGTTCCGTTAGTAACAAGCTCTGTATCACTAACCCTTAATGCAGGTTTTATAGAATATAAGTAGTCCTC